TCACAGCTTGCCGCCAGCCCGTTGCCGGTTCCATTCCCTGATCGCCTCATCCGACAGAGGCTTACCATCGTCCGCCATCTCCGCCTGATAGCGCGCGGGGTCCATCGGTGCCGCCGGCGGATCAGGCGGTTTCTGGGCTGGCATAGGCGCCGGGCGCATCGCTTGTATTTCCGCCCGCGTAGCCATGACCGCCCGCAGCTGCTCCACCGTTGGCCCGCGGCCCCGACGTGCCGCCAATAATGTTCGGTCACCGAAAAAAAACGCGACGACAGCGCCCAGCACCAGCCACATTTCATCCGGGATCAATGCCCAGGCCTGGGCCGCCGCCGCGAACCCGACCGGGTCCACGGACGCCCAGACGAAGATACCGATCACCCCCAGCGCCATGGCCGGGCGCGGCAGGCGGTTCAGACCATCAATCAAGCTGTCCCACGAGGTGCGGCCCTGACGGTCGGCGAACTCCGCACCGTACTGCTGAAACCGCGCCAACATCTCTGCATGCCGGCTGGCCTCGTCCTGTACCTTGTCACCGGTAAATGGCGTGATGGCGGTGGCCACCGCCTGGGCACCGCCGCCAATCAGGCCCGTCAGTATCTTGCCCAGCATCTCACACCCCCAGAAGCTTGCAGGCCAGCACCCACAGGGCGCGGCGATCATCGATCCCCATAAGGCCGCCATTGATCTTGCGGGTACAGGCGGTCAACTCGCCCGTATCGGCAAAACGGTTGCAGCCCTTCCAATCCCAGAACCACGCCGCCGACAGGGCCGCATGATCGGGATTGAGTAACAGGTCAGGCTGCCCGATCAGATCGAGGCCAAGAGCGCTCCCCGCCCGTTGATAGGCCGTGCGGCCCGTCAGCTGGATCAGGCCGCGCCCGCGATAGCGCCAGCCATCGCCCGGCTGGACATTGCCCAGCTGCACCCGCCCGAACTCCCCGCCATAGACGATGCTGGCGATGGCTGCCGGATCGGCGGGCCGGGTTGGCGTACGACCAAGGCGCGCGGCATCCGCCTCGCTGATCCGCGCCGGCCCGAAGGTCGGCACCAGCTTGTCCACCGCGTAATTCAGGCTTTCGGAAAGCCGGCTGAACCCGCCGCTTTCATGCGCCACCTGCGCCAGGAACATCGCCTTGCGCGCCGGCGTGCCAATGTCAAAGCGCTCGCACGCCGCCTCCAGCGGCGGGGCGAAGCTGGCCAGGATGATGGGCCGCGTGGTCGGCACCAGGGCCGCCAGCAATGCCGTCGTGATCATGGTAACCCCCATGAAAAAGCCCGGCACGAAGGCCGGGCTGGTCAATGTCGTGATGCTGTAAGGGGCTCAGCGCGGGCCGCCCGGTCGGACATCTTCGCGCGGTAAGCGGGCGGCGATGGTCTCCAACAGGATCTCCACCCGCGCCAAACGCTTGTCGATCAGCATTTCGGTTTCCGTCCGGCTCTGCACCTGTTGCTTCAGGGTGGCAACCTCGATGGTCAAGGCCTGCACCGCCGCATGCTGCATGGCCGCGTACCAGATACCGCCGGCAATGACGGCTGCGAACATTGTCGGAAACATCATCATGCGCGATCCCACGCGCATCGTGTCTTCGGTTTGTGCCATTATCCCCCGCTCCCATCGCCAATATCGACCCCCTCCATCACCAGGATGGGGATGTGTTTGGTCCAGGCCCGCCGGCAATGGTCGGGCCGTGTGAAAAGCCGGTTGATCCCCTCGATCAGGGGCAGCAGCACCCGCGCCCGCCGCGCACCCTGCCGGTGCAACTGCCACGTGCCCGCCGACAGGGTCAGCTTGCGATGGCCCGTCCCGATCAGGACATTCAAGGCGCAGGACAGCAAGGACCCGCCCTGGCCAACCCGCCAAGCAAGTGCATGCAAGGACATTATCGCCCCCAATCGCCAGGGATGATCAGATGACAGGCCAGGCAGCCAGCAGGGCCGCCACCTCCGCCTCCGTCACGGCTTCTGCCGCCAGCAGCTGCGCCGTGTAACTGGGCTGCGCCGGGTCGCCATCGATGCCGACAAAGACATCGAGATAATCGATCTTCTCGGCGCCAGCGAACACCAGCAGCAGCGGGCCATTCGACAGGATGGCAATGGCCCTGGCCTGCCCACCCTCGCCAAGCGCCGAAACCAGCAAGGACAGGAACACCATCTTTTTCAGGCTTGGCAGCGGAACCGGCACAGGCGGCGGCGGGGCAGCGAACCCATCCCCATCGCGCACCCAACCGATCTGAACCTCTTCGCCAATGGCTTCCCAGCCCCTCTGCGCGGCGACGCCAGGCGTGGCGATGACGCGGTTAACGACCACATCATCGACCACTTCTGCGCACAGGCCAGGAACCTCCGGCGGTGGCGATGGAGCGTAGAAATCCTGACCGTCATACAGCCAGCCAATTTCTACTTCCTGGCCGCAGTTACGCCAACCATCTCCAGATGGAGGCACAGCTGAGGTCAAGAGATCGGTGACGATGCCGTCAACGACACACGCGAAATTCAGAACAGCGGGAATATCCATCATCATATCACTCCGGTGACTGTGAGCTGTCCATTACCGCCGACACCGCCAGCGCCGGAATTCGTGCCGTCGAGCGAGGCGCCACCGCCACCGCCGCCACCCGATGTGCCTCCGGCTACGCCGACCGTGCCGATCCCTCCACCATTGCCGCCGTTCCCGGCTCCACCGGGTCCTCCGGTGCCGGCAGGACCGCCTGAACCGGCAGCGTCCAGATAAGCACCTGCGCCCCCGCCGCCGCCGCCATTGACAGACGATCCGCCATCACCATTGTCACCGGCCGAGTCCATGCCGCCACCGCCGCCACCGCCGCCATCTCCAGACGGGTAACCCGGCGTTGATGAGTTGCCGGGTCCACCGTCGCCGCCACCGAATGCACCGGTCGCTCCAACGCGCGGGGCGCCGCCAGTGACACCAGATGGTGCGCCAAGCGTGCCGCCGCCGCCGCCGCCTGGCTGCCCGACATTCTGGCCACCCTTCCCTGGCGCACCGCCGAACACCGTCAGATGCGAACCGAAGCTTGTGTTGCCGCCGGCACTGCCGTCATTGCCGTCTGTATTGTTTGTCGTCACCGCAGCGCCGCCGCTGCCGCCAGCGCCAATCGTGACTGTTTCGGATGAGCTTAACGCCGATGATGCCAACAGCCGCCGGCGTCGCGCGCCGCCGCCGCCGCCAGATCCACCAGCGCGCGCCGCGCCATTCGGGCCGCGGCGACCACTACCGCCGCCTCCACCACCGGCAGAGCCATCTGCCAAGTGGAACCGATACCCTGGCGGCTTCACCCAGGTTGATGAACTCGTAAATTGCATCGAGTACGGAGCGATGACGTAACTGTAGAACGCTGCTCCATCGCAGACGATCACACGCATTTCACCGGGATACGAAACGAAGCTGGTGAGTCCGTCAATCAACTCCGATCCATTCGGATCAAGCGTCACCTGTCCGGTTCCGCTGTTCTTCGTATAGCACCACCACCCGTTACCCAAAGTGGCCGCCGCCACCAGGGTCTGCGTGAAGGTTCCGTTCGTCCAATCGATAAGGGTTCCACGATCAGCGACGCCCAAGATGGTGTTGCTCGTCCTGGCCGACCTCTTGATCTTTCTGGCCTTGGCCGGCGTGATGTATCGGAGATCATCCGTCCCGGCATCAATTTCCGCTTCGGTCGCGATCTCGGTGACGCCAAACGAATTTTCTGTCGCAAGGTCAGCGGCGGTTCCGGTGCGCCCGCGCTTACCCATGCAGAAGATGTTCCAGGCCGCCAGCGTGCCGGCCCCACCGGTATCACCAACCGCAACACTTACCACCAGCGCGCCTGTGTCAGCGTTATAGCTGGTGACCGTGCCCTCCATGAAGTTGGCGCTATTGGCCTGGCTCTCAATGCGCACCCAGGCGCCAGCGAACAGCGGACGATCCTTGTCGATAGTCAGCGACTTGCTGCCGCTGCCGATGATCAGGCTGGTTGCGCTGTACGCCCGGAAAATGCCGCGAAATTGGGCGACGGCATCGTCAAGGGCGGGCACAAAGCCGCTATCTTCGGAGGCATAGGCCTGCCCCTGGAATGAGGCACTGTCATAATCATTGCCATTCAACGTCGGCATCAGGAATGCTCCTCCACGGTCAGTGCGGCGCGGTAATCGCCGAACTGGGGGTTTGAAAAATCCATGGTCTGGTCAGGGATGGACCCCCAGAGGGTCAACCGGTGCAGGTTGGCCGGGTCGGTCGGGTCCAGGATCAGGGCAAAGGGCTTGCGCACGCCAACGGCGCGGCGCAGCTCATACACTTGGCTCAACAGCTCATCGCGCCCGACATTGGCCAGTTGCAGGGAGGCGACCCGCCATTGCTTGCGGCCATCGACATAAATCTGCCCGCCGCGCGCCCGCTCCCGTTGTGACGGGTCCGTCCAGCCAATGCGCCAGTCCCAGGTCATGTTGATGGTCGGTTGATAGGCCGCCGCCACCACCAGCCGCCCGATATCCAGCCAGGACAGGCTGCTATCCTGCACCTCGATCTTCAGGTAGCGGGCATAGATGGGCTGCCCGTCACCATTGGCCAGCCCCGGCATATGGACGCCGGGCGGTTGATACCCTTCACCCAGCAGGTCGATCTGCCCACCCCAGCGGAAATCACCCCAATAGGTCAGGCCAAACGGTTCCACCGCCGGCCAGACGGCCAGGTCTGCCGCTTCACGACTGATCGTAACCGCTGCCGCTGATCCAGACCCCACGACAGACGCGATGGATACGACAAGCCGGCGCGATGGCCGGTCATAGGATGTGACGGTACCGACGATATAGTTGCTGCTGTCGATGGAGAGGCGGACGCGGGCACCTGCGTAAAACCGCATGTTTTGATCATCGACATAGACGGTTTTGGAACCGGTCCCCAGGGTGATCGGCTGGACGGCCTCCGTACCGGCATAGACCGCCAGCGTCGCGGCACGGGTGGCGGCGGAGGTGGCGGGGTTGGTCAGGGTCTGAAGGTCGGCGTTGCTGACCCGACTGGCGATGTAGGTGATGCGGCTGATCCAGCCGTTGAGCTGGTCTGTGCCGCTTGGCCTGCACCCCATGCTAAACGTCGTTACAGTCGGTACGGCGCCAGAAGTGTCGGTAAGCGGAGAAGCACCGTTTCGGCTATATGCGAAATTGTCTTGCGCCCAACTTGCCGCCCTGCGCTGTTCTCCAGTAAAAGACGTTTCAAGCAAGACGGCTTGAGCAACACCCCCGGATTGAACAAGGTACTGGAAGTTGGCGGAACCGAATTGCGTACCAACCTGGATCACGTTGTTGTTCGTGCCGTCGCCGATTTCCGCAGCTACTAGCTGCCCGGTACTACTACCAGCAACATATTGACTGCTTGCCACGACCAAGGTACCCGCCGACCCGTTGAACGACGGCAGCGCGCTGGTCGGCATCGTGGGGACATCCGCCGCGCGGGTGGCCGTAGTTCCGGCGGTGGGGATGTAGCTGGTTGGAAACGAACCGGCTTCAAGTTGCGTGCCCCAGGCCAGAAGCCCGGATGTATTATCGCCCGTGTAGGAGGCTTGTCCGTTCACATAGACGATGCATCTGACGGAAGTGCCCGCTGTAGAGGATAGCGTTCCGCCTATCGTGCAGCGATACCAACCGTTTCCGACCGAAATGATGGAAGCGGAAGCACCAGACGCGGAACCAGATGCTGCGGCGGCAGACGTGATTGTTCCGGTAGAAACGTTGAACTCCGCTGTCAACCTGTCGACAAAAGCCGCATCCTTGTCCATGAGAAGGCTGACGACAGAATAGCCATCTGCTTTCACAAAGCATGAAAAGCTGTAAGCAGCATTTGGCGCGGCAGTAATGTTCCGCGCCACCGCGTGCTGACCGTTCACTGCTGTCGCAGTCAACTTGTTCGCTGCGTTTGATCCGTCAGGTGCAGCTCCAGAACCGGCTGTTATGTTGAGAAGCGTAGCACCCCAACCGGTCGAAAAATCAGCAGATTGCGTTACGAGGTTCGTCCGCGCCGCCTCAATCAACAGACCGCGCGCCGTCTTGGTCACCGGATCATAGTCAAACCGCGCCTCACCAGACGCCGCCGTCCGCATCGTGCCGGTAAAATCGAAATAGGTCGCGGTACTGGCCCGGCTGAAACTGGCCCCCGTTGGCAAGGTCCCGCTGGTCAAATCATGATCCAGCATCGTGCTGGTCCAGCTATAGCCCCCGCGCGCGGTGCCGCTGACCAGGATGCTGCGGGTGTCATAGACCGTGTCGGACAGCGCAAAGCTGTAACCCCCGGCATCACTGGCCGCCCCCGACCGCGCCCGCGCGCCGCGAATGCGCCAGCGGGCCGCCGCCGTGAAATTATGGCCCAGCAGCATGATCAGGCTGATCGGCACGGGATAACCCATATCCAGATCCAGAATCACGCTGCTGCCGATGGTCCGGCAAACCATCTTCAGCCGGTCATTCAGGATATTGGACAGGCCCATGCCCGCAACAAAGCTGGTCGGGCTGGTCAGGACCGTCGCGGCCTTGGTCGCAAAATCATTATTCGCGATCACGACATTGCGTGCGCGGCCGGTCATTGCATCCAATGGCATCTTACCCCCAGAGCGTCAGGGTCACGCGGTTGTCGCCCGCATCTTCGTCAATCCCCAGCACGCGCATCAGGCGCCCGCCGGAAAGCCCAAACCGGCCATCGGTCAGGCTGACGGCCTGGCCGATCTCCACCGCGAATGGTTCCGTCTTGGCCGGCGCGGTGAACACCGCGCGCGGCACGCCATGCAGGTCCATCTGCCGCTGCTGTTCGGCCAACGCATCCGCCTCATACAGCAGCAGCGTATCCAGGCGGTCTGCGACCGCCCGCTGCCCATAAAGGCTGCGCACACGCCCGTCTGCCGATGCCACCGGGTACCGGTAGGCCGCTTGGAAAGACCGCAGCTGCGCCGTCGTGATGGCGATATTGTCCAGCGACCCGGCAAATGCCGCATCCTTGGACACGGTCAGGGTGGGCGTAGCCGCCGTCGCCGTGAATGCATATTCAACCGCCCCGCTGGCCGACACCGCCCCCAGGGTCAGGGCACCCACCTTGAAGGTCAGGGTCCCTGCCGTCCGGGTGACATCGGCGGCCAGGATATAATCCTGCCCAACATCCAGGGTGATTGATTGCGTCAGGTCAGAGGCAGAGCCGGCAGCGGCACTGGCCATTCCGCCGGCAATGCTCCACCCCGTCCCCTTGGTCCAGACGGTGTCACTGTCGAAGGTGCCATTGGCCACTGCATTGCGGCGGACGCTGTCGGCCAGATCATCGACCCCCATCACCCGCCAGTTGCGGGCAAATCCCACCGACATGCGCCAGACGGGCGCCCGCGCCTCCTCCCGCGCGAAACCGTCCAGCAGATTGTCGCCGTCAATGGCCAGCACTGCGGCGCCCGCCGGGGCCTCCAGCCGCCCGGCATCAAACAGGCCCGCGCGGTTGAACCCGTACCAGGCCCCGATGCTGTTGGCGATTTCGTCCAGCACATCCAGGGCGTTGCCGCCGTCACGCAAATAGACCTGCACCACCGCCGGGTTGATCGCATGCAGCGCGTCAAAGACATCGCCGCCGACGGCGGTGGCAATCTCCCCCGGCAGCAACCCGACCTTGGTCACGGTCCAGTCGGCAAAGGTCCCAACCCCCGCCGTCGCCGTCACCGTTACAGTCAGAACCCCTGCCGCCCAGCCGGTCACCTGCCCGAACATCCAGTTGCTGTCGGGTGCCGTCGTGGCGGCAATCAGCGCGTAACCACCCACACCCATGGGCATCGTGTCACGCAGGGCCAGCGTACGACTGCCCGTTCCGATGGTCAGGCTGGACAGGCTGATGGCGCTGTCCAGCACCAGACGGCGTGTGGCCAGATATTCCATGGCCCGCGCCGCCGATGGTTCCGCCGGCGCATCCACGCTGCCGATGACATCGGCGGTCAGCAGCTTCGGTTCATCCCCGCCGACAATCACGGCACCATTGGCGGCATCCAGGGTCCATTGCCCCGCCGCCGGATTGGCCGCGACATAGGTGAGGGGAACGCCCCGGTCCCGCACCACATGCCAGCCGCTGTCATAGGTATGGACGGCTCCGCCGCCATGAAACTGAAACGTGAAGCGGCCATTGACGATACCAAGCGGCACCAGCTCCACATTCAGGCACTTGCCGATGCAGATGGGCTTGGCCTGATCGCGCAGGTCCACACCGCCCTCAAACCCGCCGGTCCCACGATAGCGCGGGCTATACAGATCCTGATCCAGCAGCTTGGTCAGGTCCTTGACGGCGATGCTGAACGTACCGTCATCCAGGGTGCAGCCATCGGTGATGCCGACAAAGATGATGCCGAAATCGGCCCGCGCAAAATCCTCCCCGCCAAGCTCGACCGTGATGCGCCGCCCGTCCCATCCCCATTCCCCGAAACCGTCGCAGGCCCCGTCGCCATTATTGAGCGTGATATCGCCAAATCCGGGGATCGACCGCCCGCCGATGCGCGCGCCGCCATACATGCTGCGGGTAAAGCGCAGCGCGTTCTGGACCCGGCCCTCATAATGCACATTGGCGGGGCTGTCCGTGGGGCTGCTGTTATAGCCATGCACCGACCAGTAACGGGTGACCAGCCCCGTCAGCTCCAGGGCCGCCGCCGCCACATCGGCCAGGGTCACGCCCGTCACCGCCACCCAGGACCCATCCTGCGCCAGATCCGCGATGGTCACCGGCACATCGGCCAGGGCCGGGCGCGTCAGGGTCAGCGCGTCACCCACCCGCAGCACCGTAAAGGTTCCCGCCGCCGCCAGCAGCCGGTTGCCCGCCGCCTGCTGCGCCATGCTGGCCCGCACGATGGCATAGGGCTGTGCCGTCACCAGATAATCGCGGATCGATGCCGGATCAGTGATCAACGCATCAAAGGCGGCCCCCATCACCGGCCCCCCGCCTTTTCGGTGCGGGCCAGCCTGGCCAGCTGCTCATTGGACTTGACCAGACGGGCCGTCAGGTCGGCATTGACCTTCGCCTGCTGTGCACGATCCGCCCTGCTGGCCGCCATCTCCCCACGCAGCGCACGCAGTTCCGCCAGCTGCGCGGGATCGCTGGCGGGCTGACCCTGGCTTGCCCGCGCCGCCTGCCGATAGATCGTCTCCAACATCACGCTGTGCGGCACCGACAGCACCCGCTCACCCGGCATACCCAGGATATGCACACTGTCCCTTCCCGTGATACCGCCAGTGATGATGCCCCCGGCGGACATAGGGCGCGGGTTGGTCAGGGCATAGATTTGCTGCGCGGCACTCGTGAACGAACTGGACAGGTTGGCCCAATCCTGCGCCCGCAGGATATCAATGGCGGCACTGTTCCCCCCCTGAAGCGCCGTGGCCAGAACATCATTGATGAAACCCCGCGCGATGCCGGAGAAATCGTTGATGCCATAGGCCTGGGCCTTGTCGATCCCGTACTGCAGGAAGTTATAGCCCGATCCATATTTATTGCCGGCATTCACCGCGAAGTCGGTGATATCGCCGCCGGTCAGCCCCTCGATCTGTGACGCGATGGTCGATAGGGCGGTTGCCAGGGCCTTGGCCCGCGCGTCCGACGTGCTGTCGCTGCCTTTGCCACCCTGCGCCGTGATGGCACCCGTACTGGCATCGACCTGATACCAGGTGGAGGTCAATGACTTGGCCGCCTCCACACTCTTGGCCCCGGCCAGGGCCGTGCTGGCGCTGGATGCCGCCCGCATCACCGGGCTGACATAAGCCTGCAAGCCTGAATCATAGGCACCTCTGGCCGCATCGCTGGCCGCCTGCGCCTGCATCGCGGCAATCAAGGCCGGGAACTGCGCCGTCAGGGCCGTCAGGCTGGTCACCAGCGGGCTTTGCTGATCCAGCAGGCTTTTCAGGCTGACATTCCAATCGGGCGCCCCCACCGCCTGGGCAAACACGGCATTGACCCGTTCCACCAGGGTGCGGGGATCATCGCTGCTGGTCCAATTGGCAATGGCGTGCCCGAACTGGCTGTTGATGCGGGTGGACAGCGCCTCTGCCGTCCATGTGCCGACCGCCTGGGTGACGGTCTGCCCCGCCTGCACCGCCAGCGGCGGGAAAGTGATCTGCCCGCCCAGGGCCTGGGTAAACAGGCCCTCAATGCCCTTGGTCAGCGCCAGATCGATATTGACCGACCCGAACGCCGCCTCCACCGCCGCCGGAATGCGCCCCTGCGGATCCAGCAGGAAATTGCCGATGCTGGTGATGGCAGCACCTGCTGTGACCAGAGCCTGACGATACTGCTCCAGCTGATCCTGCCGGAAGTTGGTCAGGGCCGTAGCAATGGCCCCCTGCCCCGTAGTCAGCGCCTCTTTCTGCGCATCGGTCAGGGTGCCGGCAACCAGTTGCGGGCGGATGGCCTCAATTGCGGTTTTCACGGCCTGCGCCGATGCCCCCGGCAAGTTCACGAATTGCTGGTACAGGCTGTTCAGCGTCGTGTTGACCGCGGTGATTTCATCAACGGTCAGGACACCATCGGCAATAGCCGCCGCAATGGCCTGCGCCGTCGGCTGACCCAGGTCGCTGGACAGCAGATCGCGGATGCTTTTCAGGATGACAACCTGCGTATCAGCCAGATCGGCCATCCGGTCAAAGGCCGTCGCCCGGATATCGGCCACTGTGGCTACCTGGGCCAGCGCCTTCTGAACGCGGTCGAAGTCATTGACATAGTTCGGGCCGGTGGCATTCATCGCCTTCGACGCCTCCAGCAGGCTGGTCCCCGCCTGGGCGATCTTTTCCGCGCTGACCTGATCGCCGGTCATGGCCACGCTGTAAAGCCGGTCAAACTCGCTCGACAGGGCGCTATACCGGTCGCCCGGCGACAGGGGCGACAGATCGCCGGTCAGATTGGATTTGATCTGCTCACGCAGGCTGGTCGCGACATCGCGCAGGGCCTTTGCCTGGGTCCGCGCACTGTCGGCCAGCTGCTGCGCCAGATCAATCTGCGTATCCAACTGGTCATTGATGGTGGCGGTCAGGTCGCGGATGCGGGCCTTCACCCGGTCAACGGCGGTGACTAGCCCGCCCATCATGCTCAGCTGCTGTTCGGTCAGCGTCCCAAAGAAATCGGACAGCTCCAGGGCATTGGCGCGGCGCACCTGCGCCAGGTCATATTCAGCGATCAGCGCATCCTGCACCCGCTGATCCTGCGCCTTGGTCAGCGCCCGCAGGTCGGCGCGGGCCTGATTGCCGGTCAACCGGTCAATCACCGCCTGCACATCATCCCCGAATTCCTGCCGCAACACCGCCCGCTGCTTTTGATAGCTGGCGGTCAGGGCCTCCACGGGCTGACCCAGGCGCACCGCCTCTTGCCGCAGGCTTTCGAACTTGTCATCCAGGGCCGATACGCGCCGTGCGTAATCGCTGACAGTTTGGCCGGCGGCGATAAAGGCACTGACGCTGCTGGCCAGGGCATCCTGTTCGGCTGCCATCTGCTGCTGGCGCTTGTCGCGGGCCGCCTGCCCCCCGAACAGGGCACCGATACCCGCCCCCGCCAAGGCCCCCCACGGCCCCGCGATCAGATACCCACCCGCTGCACCGATGCCCGCGTTGCGCGCCCGCTCGTTCGACAGGCCCAGCATCTTGCCGACACCCTGGGCAACACCGAACGCCGCCAGGGCACCGGAAACCGCCTGCCCGATGCCGGGAAGCATGGATTCGATTTCCGTGCGGAACGCCTTGTAGAATTTCTGGAGGCTCTGATCCATCGCCGATGCGATGCCGGCACGCAGGATGGACGCGCCATCGACGCTGCCATCTGCAATGGCCTTTTGCACCAACTGGCTGAATTGCTGGGCTTCGCCAGCATAGATATTGCCATTGGCGATGTCGCCTGCGCCCTTGATGGCGCCGGCGCGCCGTCCGTACAGCTCGTTGATGCGGGTCAGGTCCTCGATCTCTCCGCGCCGGATGGCGGCAGCGACCACGCCCTGCCGCTCCACCTCATTCGCGGCAAGGGCACGCGTGGTATTCAGATCGATGATGGCCCGCTGTGCCTGATAGGTGCCTTCCCGTTCCAGCAAGGCGATGCGGTTGCGATCCTCCATGGCTGCTGTTTCGGCTGACAGGCCCGCGATACGCTGCTGACGCGCACGTTCGGCATCATTGGCGGCCTGTTCCATCGCAACGGCGCCAGCGGTCTCCAACTGCGCGATCTTGCCGAAAATCTCTGTCTTCTGCGGATCGGAAAGGCCTTTTCGACCCAGCAGATCATTCAGCTTCTCAATCTGCGCAGAGAATGGCCGATAGGCCTTTTCCGCCTCCGACACCCCACCGGCCTGTTCAGCCAGGAAGCGGTTCACATCATCGATTTCATCCTTGAACGCCCGCGTGGCGCTGGTGATGTCTTTGAGACCGAATGCACCCTTGCGCACCGACTCCAGATCGAAACGCTTGGCCGCCAGATCACCAGCTTCGGCTGTCAACCGGGTGACCTCCGCCAGTTCCTGCGCTGAAACCACGCCATCCGCAGCGGCACGTCTGTAGGCGGCCTGATAGACCTTGGTTTCAGCGGTGTTGATGGCCTGCTGGCGGGCAAGGTCGCGCAACGCGCCCTCTCCCTGCCGGGCCGCCTCGACCCACGCCCGCTCACCAGCAAGGTCCATCAGCGCTTCTTGGTATCCACCCGCCGCCCGACCAGCGTCGTTGGCAGCCCGATAGTTTTTCACCAACCCCTGTTCCAACAGGGACAGGAAGGTTTTGGCCTGGGTGGACTGCCGATCAAGGTCAGTGATGGCAGACGCCGTATCGATCAGCTTCCGCCCAGCCTCCTCACCCGCCTTGCCAAACTTGGAAATCAGGTCGGTCGCACCGACAAAATCACCACTTTCGCGCAATTCCCGAATACGCAGGCCCAGCTGCACAACGGGATCATTGGCCAACGCCGGTGTCTGCCGAATATCGAACTCAGGACGGCCGAACTTGACGATGTTTGCCGCCGAAAGGGGCACGCTGCCCGCCGTCGTCTGAAACTCCTGGGCAGCCAAGGCCGACTGCACCAGATCATCAAATGCAGCTTTCTGCTTATTCAGCTTTTCGGTTGTCTCGACCAGCGATGCGGACAGCTTTAGGCGCGTCAGGACCTGCTGCGCCTCACCGGCCTGATTATACTTCGAAATCAGGTCCTGAAGGCTGCTGGCCTGCTCATCAATCGTCCGGGTCAAGGGGCCCATGACCTTATCCAGCGCGGATGTCTCATTGGTCATCTTTTCAGCCGCACCGGCGGAGGTGAGCATGTATCCGCCCATTGCCGCAAAAGCGACAATCGCACCCGCCACCGCCCCTCCTGGGCCGAAAATGCCAAGAAACTGCGGCAACTGCTGCCCAATCGCAATGAAGCCATTGGTCCCCGCAGTGAGCTGCACGATCATGTCCTGCAACTGCATGCCGCCCTGGCCAATAGCCTGAGAAAACCTGCCCATCTTACCGGTTGCCTGTTCATTGGCAGCAGCCATCGCAGTCGTTGCCTGACTTGCCAGGACATATTGATTCCGGGTCGCCTCCGCCTGTCGCTGCGCTCGCGCAATCTGGTTGTCGCGGTTAACCGCCGCGCGCCGGGCCAACTCTTCCGCCCGCTCCGCCGTGATCAATCCCAGCTGCTGTTCACGGCGCAGGACTGCCAGTTCAGAGGCGTACTGCCGGTTGGAACGGGCCAACTGCGCCGTCAGGCGGTCATTCTCATCATAGCGGCGGCTGATCTGCTCCAGGGTCGGCCCCATGCGCCGCACCTGCTCTTCCGTCGCCCGCGTCGCCTGGGCCAGTTCCTGCCCGGCCTGCGCCCCACGTTCGGCGGCATCGGCCATGGCATCCAGGGCATTGGCATCCTGCTGCGCCGCGCCGGCAATATTGCTTTCATAGCTGGCGCGATAACTGGCTTGGGTAATACTGGCCATCGCTCACCTCGGACTGATGACAAGGGCGGGAGACTGCACACGCTGACCGGACCGGCTTCCGCGCTTCACAACGGGCTGTCCGGGAAAACTGACGCTGTAGATCCGGCGGGCCTCAACCGAAGCACCAAACCGCTTGCTGATTTCGCGGGCCGCATCTTCGAACAAGCCAGGCGCCACGTTGAATTTTAATGGCGCCTTTCCATCCATCTGCACATCAACCCGGCGGCTGTAGGGCTGTCGGTTAAAGATAATGATTTCGGTCACATCTCCGCCGATTTTGGCGAAATTCACCTGATCTGCCGGCACCATACGCCCGCCCACCGCCTTGCCATCCTGGCCGGTGAACCGCCCACGCCAGTCACGCCCCGGCCCCGTCAGGCTGACGCCGCCACCCGTAAAAAAGGCAAAGACAAAACTGTCCTTGTAGCGCCCGCTTTTGGCTGGGGATCGTGCCTTCAGAAAGGACAGGGCGAACTGCGCCGCAACATTCAGGCTGCCAAACAGATAGGTGATCTGACCATCGGGCTTCACACGCTCCTCTGGCTCACCTTCACGGCCATCCACAAACACGCGATAGGTCGGGCTGGCCCGACCACTGCGTACCAGTTCCGCCACGCCTTGCCGCGCCGCCCTGGCCAGGGCCGCAGAGCGGGCCTGAGGCGATAACGCCTGATCAATGAAGACATCAACCGTGCGGCGGATTTCAGCGGCTGCGGACAACGCATGCTCCATAAAGAAGGCCGCCACGGCGATGCCGGGCGGCCTATCGATTGAATGATCAAGGTCTGTTACGCTCGCGGCTTTCATTTCAACAGGGAGTGACCCATGTCGAACGAAGGCGTTGCGGGCTTCATTGCCGCGATTGGTTGGCTTACCGCCATCCTCGGGGCAATCGCTGCACTCTTACTGTTTCTTTCCCCCGCAGCATCAGGATTGATTGCGGCCATTACGCTGGCCGGCGGCATCAGCGCTGGAATAACAATGGTTGGCTTTGGCCGCATCATCCTTTTACTAACGCAGATACAGGCCGGACTTCACATTCAGCGCAATACCATTCATCAACCCTCAACACTGCCTTCGGTAAACCTTTGGGAAAAATCCCAAACTGCCAGTGCTGAGGCTCCGCAGACGGCCAAACCAACACCCAGAAAGGAAAACCACTGGTTTATCCACTGCGGTCGCCGTGTGGAAGTAAGCGCAGATGGAAGGGCCATGGTGGACGGCATGAAGTTTAGTGATACTGACACCGCAAAGGCTTTTCTGAATGAACAGTACCCAGGCCGCGCTTAACCCGCCGCCTGCGGTCCGGCCCGCTCCACCCACCAAGCCCGGTAAACCCCATCCATGGCCTGAATGCCATGGTCCAACAACTCTGCTGCCTCTGCATCCATGGCGTGATCGGCGGCCCAGGCCCTGACGACAGACCATGGAATGCCAGCGGGATGGGATGGCCCCATGCCGCCAGCGATCCATTGCCGATCATCATCCAGCCGGTGCCAGGCCCTCCATATCCAGCGCCATTCCGGGGCCACCAGGGCCGTCACGGTTTCAGCCTGGGCAGCATAGGCGGCGGCTTCGGGGTCCTCTTCCGCCACCTCCGCCAACCAGCTGCTGGTCGCCCTGCGCCCGTCCAGATCGGCGCGCAGGGCGTCTGTCAGTTTTTTGCGGCGGTCTCCTTGGCCTCATCCTGCATCTGGCCGATGCTAGCCACCGCCGCCACGCACAGATTGAACAGGGGCAGGTAATCGGGCTGGCGGATCAGGTCGCAGAACCGCTCAAAATCGATGGGCTGCCCCTGTTCATCCTCCAGTCCCCGGATATCCTTGAACAGCAGCGTGCTGTACAGGTCGATATCAACGGCGCGGGCCACCGCCGTCGGAATGCGCGATGCATTGCCGCCATAGTTCTGCGCGATCTTGCCAACACGGCGGGCCAGCGCGTCGCGGAAGGCATCGGTATGCCCCAAGGTGCGCAGAAAGGCATCCTTGTCCGGATCATCTTCCAGGTGCAGGCGCACCCAATCACCCTCATTCACTTTTGCCGCGTCGCGCTTGGCACTGACGATGGAGGCCATGATCATTCATCCCTTGGTCGTTGGTCGCTTCGCGATGCGGACGGGGGCCGACCAAACCCCCGCCCCGGCTCGCGCGAACCGCATCGCCGCCTTCCGGCAGCTGGCTTCCCGTTGGTCGCGGGGTCCCGTCAGGCCTCAAAATATTCGAAGCGGTCCACAATCATGTGCGCATTGGTCAGGGGATCGACGCTGGCCTGAAGGGTCAGGGGCAGTGTCACATCCTGGTTCTTGCCACCGGCATTGGGGCTGCCATCGGTGATGGTCAGGCGCGGCCAGCCATAGATCATGGCCTGGGCACCCTTGGTCACGCGGTAACTGGCATTGGTGACCGTCCCGGCCAGCATCTTGGAATACAGCGCCGTGCTGCCGAAATAGGTCTCCAGATTGACCGTCACGGCACATTCGCCGCTGCCGATACTGACCGATGTCACGCTGTCGGCGGCATCGATCATGCGCAGGTTGTTGTTGAGCGTGAAACTGGCCGACCGCACCCAGTTCGGGCTGGTCAGGGCCACGCCATTCTCCGCGATGCGGCCAACATTGGCGCTGGCCGCCATGATCGGATAGGCGGCGATGGACGGCGCATCATCCGGAACGCTGTCCAGACTGGTGGTGCTGACCGTACCGGTCAGGCCCATATAGTCAAAACTGCCAGCGATCTTCTGCTTGGACTGAACCTGCTGTTGCCACTGGTTCACGGCCATCGATTCATTGACGACGTAGCCAGGCGTGCCCTGGCCCATGAACCCACGCTCAAAGGTCAGGCCGATCAGCGTGGTGCCATTCTTGATCTGGTCGCCGAAAAACACGCGGATCGTCTTACCGGTGCCGCTATCGGTGGTCCACGATGCCGGCAGGTTATCCAGGGACAGCAGGTTGGCCGCCACCGCCGTAACCCGCGCCCAGGTATTCAGGGCCTCGGTCCCAAAGCGGAACGCGGATCCCGTGCCGCCAATCTTGACCCACTGACCGGGCACCAGACCCAGGGTGGTAAAATTCAGCGTGGTGCTGGCCAGACCGCCGGCCGCCGCCGTGATGTCCCCGGCCGTGCCCTGGAAGCCCACGACCTTGACCCGCGCCGCCGCCGGCGGGGCCGCCTCTGCGGTGAAACTGGCGCTGCTGCTGACCAGGGATGTGGCACCGCCGGTGGTGACCGGAAACAGGCCGTTGTTACCGGCGGTGGCAAAGCCGCTGTTCCGCACCAGATGCCCGACTACGTAGGCCGGGCCCGTGGTGAAGGTAATGGTATTGGCCGTGGTACCGATATCGGTAATCACGCTGTCGGCGGTGCCGTCATTGTCGCGGGTCGGCGTGTCCACCCAATTGGCCTGCATGGCGCTGGCGATGTTCTCAGCCAGCAGGCTGGACGGAACCGGATAATGCAGCTCGTAATTGATGCCGCCATTGCTGGTTTCACCCACCTTGATCGGGTCAGCATTCATGCGGTCGGCCCGCACCTCATCCGACGTGGTGAATTCCGGCTTGTAAGACAAGCTTTCGCCCGTCACCCGCATGGTCCGCATGCGGGGGGTGCCCTGGGTGGTGCCAAAGCTGTTCTGCCGCACACCCGTCAGGCGCAGGCGGTTACTGTCAGTCATGATGGACGGCTCCTTTCAGCCGGGCATGAAAAAAGCCGCCCGGTGGGGCGGCTGTTGGTGGGGCGGAGGGCCGGTCAGGCGCTGGCGCTGATCTCGGCCGCCTTGCGGGCCTTGGGGGCTTGCGTCGGCGCGGTCTCGCTAGCCAAAACTTCGATCCGGCCCAGATCGACCCAGGTTTTCACCGGGACCGGCCCCACCAGATCGGCGCGGTCAACCTTGTCGCCCGGCGCAAACCGGCGGCTGGGCGTGCTGAAAGCTTCCTTCACGGTATACATGGGACCCTCTTAGGCTTGACGTGTGAACTCGATACGCACGCTGATGCGCCACCAGCTGCCGTCTTCATCCGGCCCACCAGGGCCGATTTCACAATCCTGAAACTCGATGGCGCCGATTTCCTGGCCCCGGAACAGGTCAACAAAGGCGACCGCATGGCCGCGCTGAACGCGCTCTCCGGATCCGGCAGGTGCCATCACATGCGCCCAGACCGTGCCCGCTTCATCCCATCGCTGGTCATCCGGCGCACCGATGCTGGCCTGCCCGAACAGACGCCCATCAAATTCCAGGGCGACAAAGCACCCATCAAACCCCGCCGTGCCCTCGACCGGCAGGGTCAGTGGCTCATTGGGCCAGGCGATGGGCGTGGCCGTCCATTGCGTCTCGATCCGGGACCGGACCGCGTCATAAACGACAAGGCTTGTCATCGCACCCCGCCCCCGCGCGCCTGCAACCAGTATCCGATGCGTCCGCCCCGGTCGCCGGGATGACGCACCGTCAGTTCAACGGCACTGCCGCCCGGCACATAGGCGCCGTTGGCAATGGTCGGAAACCGAATAACCCGGTCCCCATCCTTGGGCGGCACCAGCCAGCCGGCGGCCACCAGATCGGCATGGGCCACCACCACCTCAAAATCTCCCTGGGTGATGCCAGCGACCAGCTCCGCCGCCCCATACTGCCGCACCCGCGCCGGCACCACGGCATCGGTCCAGGTGACGGGCGAAACCCCCGTCTGCCGCCGCACCACCACGGTTTCCCGCTGCGGCGACTGGCGGATGAAACGGGACAGACCGGCACTGTCCATCACGTCACCGCCATGGCGACATAAGGCGTCAGCCGGTCGGCAATATCCTTCGGAATCCCGCCCTCCATCGCCATGCCCGACGTGATCTGGTACTCCTCCCGCCCGATCCCCTCCCACTGCTGCGCCCGCAACAGCGGGTCGCGGCCCGACACGCTGTCCATCATACGCACCAGATCAATGGCGCAGGATTTCAGCGCATCGGGCACAGTGGAAAAGCCCGCGACATAGCGGACAACGATCTTATCCTCGCACGGCCAGGGGCAGCGCCGGTCGGCACTGTCCAGCCGATGCAGCAGGCCCGCCGATGCCTCCAGTTCCAGCAGCCCAGCATCCAGGGCGGTACCCGCGATGCTGGCGCTGGTGATGGACGCCACGAACCGGCGGGAAAGGATCAGCGGCTTGACCGGCTGTGGCAGCCGCCACACCTCCTCCACCGTTTCCGCGCGCAGGGTGGGCGGCGACACACCGGCCGCCGCCACCCGACAGTACCCCGTGATCAAGCCCGCCACCCGCAGCCCCAGCGCGGTCAGCTCCGCATCCCGGCTACCATCCCCCGCCGCCAACCCCACCGCCGCGCGCAGCTCGGCAATGGACAGCAGGCCCAGGTCAGCGGCAGGCGTGATCAGGGTCAGCATGATCAGATCACCGACGGGCTGGTCAGCAGATAGACCGTCTCGATCTTGGCCGTGTCCGTGCCGCTGGCCGACAGGTCGCCCTTGAACTTGGCGCGGACATAGGTTTCGGCTTCGGCCAGATTGATGCCGATCACCGCCGCACCCGTCACGGTACCGCCACTGGTGGGGCCGGTCAGGGTCAGGATGGTCTGGTCCGTGCCGATTTCCACCCAGGTGGAGTTATTGGCACTGTGCTCCCAGATGGCCGTCACCGTCAGGGTCGCGCCCTCCGCCAGCGTTGCGGTGGCACCCAGGGCCAATGTGCCGGACTGGAACCGCACGGTGCCGAAACCCGTCAGCAGGTTCAGCGTGGCGCAAGTCTGCTCAACATTATCGGTGCCGGCGCCGGCGGTCAGGTCATATTCGGCCTTGGCATAAGCCGGCCGCATCAGGGCCGCATCGTCGCGGCCCAAGGCAGGTGTAAACATCGGTCTGTCTCCGAATGTCAGGGGTGTGTCGGCACCGCCACGCGGGCCATCAGGTCAGGTCTGCGGGGCGTTAGCCGCCCCACTTCACCTCGGTCAGCTGCGCGAATGCCTGTTCGTAACGCAGGGCAAAGTCGTGGGACATATCCAGCTTGATCGCCATCAAGCCCTGGGCCCACATATTGATCTGCTGACCACCAGCGTCCTTGAAGCTGGCCTGATCAGAAACCGACAGCGACATGGCGACGCTGTCGCCGATCATGGCGTAGCGATGGGCCCCAAAGAAGATATCGCCACCGGAACCAGACGGACCCGTAACCTGCGTGCTGGTATCGACAGGGTAGCCGTACAGGGTCGGATTGTCGCCCTGAAGGGTCGGGAACGCCAACAGGTCACCCTGGTACAGGTCGCGAAGATAGAGAAGGTGACCCGGATTCATGAACCAGGCGGGCTCATTGCCACTCAACTCCACATTGGCGTCGGCCATCGCCTTCAACAGCTTGCGGCAGTCGGAGCGGACGTTGGCATTGGTGGGCGTGGTGGAGTTGGTGGCAACGAACTTCTGACCAGCCGGGATGGCGTAGGCGTAACCCTTCACCTGTTTCCCGGTTCCGGGCGCGTACAGGAACATGCGATCTTCGAATTCCGCCGCCGCCCGGACCAGCTCATCACGGCAATAGCCCTCAACCCCGAAGGCCGTATTCCGCAAAAGCTTCTTGCTGATCGGCAGGATGGCCGAAATATCCTTCTCCCGCATCGACAGCATGCCGAAGGTGACGCCGGTGAGAATGCCCTGTTCATTTTCACCGACATAAGAGACAGCCGCCCCGGTCTTACCCTTCAGATAGTCGGCGTTCCCCGGCACCACCTGGGCGCGGCGCCGCACAATGGTGCGCGGACCGAACAGACGGATGATTTCAGTTGCCAGGGTCGGGGGCACGGCAAAGCCGCCGCCTGCATTCTCCGACAGTGTCTGGGCACGAATGACCATTTCGGTGACGTGATGACGTTCACCGTAGAGGGACACCGCCGCCTGGGCCGGTGTCACGATTTTGCCGGACCCATCCCGCATCGAATAGGCGTGAGTGGCGTAAGAACGCACGAAACACCCGAAATCATGGCCCGGATCACGCTGCGCCGCCGGCTGGGCCGGCACCGGGTACTGCTGGGCGCGCTGTTCCATCTGGTTCTGCGGCTGATCAGCATCGTCGGCACCCGCCGCCGCGTCGGCAGCGGCGCGACGGCGCAGATCTTCCGTCTTTTCGGCCCGCTTGATGTCGGCCTCGACGGTTTCCAGTTCCTTTTCCAGCTTGTCAAACTCCGACCGCTTCTCATCAGTCAGGGCGTCGGTCGCCAGCTTGCCGATGGCCTCGATGCCGGCCAGGATTTCGCCTTTGCGCTTTTTCAGCTCCGCCACGGTGAAGCCACCCAGCAGCAGGCTACCCAGCGCCTCACGCGACAGGTTCCAGCCATGGCTGTCCGTGATGGACGCTGCGGTGGCCGCCAGGGCTTCGCCCGGCATCAGATTGAAAGCGACAGCGCACAGCAGGGCCACACAGGCGAGCGCCAGCGCCGCCGGAAACCGACGGTTGGTCATGATGATCATCCTCTTGATGGTGCAGTTTCAGGGATAGCCGTTGGCGCGCAACAAGGCCTTGGCCCGTGCTGCCAGCGGATTAACCGGCGCTCCGCCGGGTGGGGTGAACAGCGATCGCGTGGCCACGCTTGTGCGTGCATAGGCCGGCATGGAGGTGATGGTCACCTCCCGCAAATCAACCTGCTGCAACGCGACCGATTGCAGCCGACCGCGATCATCGAACGTCGTCTTAGTCTTGACCGGCAGAAAGCCGAAAGAATGGCCCTTCAGGTTTCCGACCCGCACCTGTTCATAGGTGTCGCGTCCCAACTGGGTATCCGGCAACTGGGCATTGATCCGCAGGCCCTTGGCATCCTCCGACAGCGTCAGATTACCGGCGCTGGTACGGGCCAGCAGGGCGCGCGGATCATGCTCGAACAGGTAGCGGATATCCCGACCGCTGCGCAGGCTGTCAGCGAAAGCGCCCGCCTCGATCCATTCCTCAAATTCACCCGACCAACTGCGTATCTTGGCCTTTGTGCCGAAGGTCGCGACATAGCCGACCAGCAGCCGCTTGGCGTCATCCTCCGCCCGCAATTCAAGGTCGATGGCGCAGCGCATATCCATATCGGCGGGGCGTTCCCCATCCTTGTCAGGCAGCAGCATTGGTATCTCCGGTTTTCTGCGCGGCGCTGGCGCCCTGCCCCTTGGCCGCCATCGAGACGGGCACAGAGGCGGAATTGATGAACAGTTCACCACCGCCGGCCTTTGGCCCCAGGTTCAGAACGCGGCGGGCCTCATCCGGGGTGCGGATACCGCCCTGCACCGTCTTTTCTAGGACCTCTGCAAGCGTTGCCTGATCGCCCATCAGCAGGATGGTCGGGTCCGGCTCAACATACATGTTGAGGCGTTCACTGGGGGTCAGCAGGTCCTTTGCCAGGGTCTGGCAAATATCGGTCAGGTGCGGATAAAGGCAGTGCTTGTAATGGGCAATATCCAGATGCTCGACATTACTGAAGGTGCCGCGTTCCAGATCGTTGATAAGATGGGCAGTCACCCGAAGAATGCCGCCGATCACCGACCGATTATACTTGCGGGTGTCCAGAAGCTGCGCCTGCTCATGGGTCTGGCTGATCGGCGTGTATTTCGCACCGCCGCCGAACACCCCGATCTTGTGCGACTGGCCGGCATAGGCCTGATTGACCTCTTCGCGCAGCCGCTTTGATTGCTCTGGCTCCAACTTCGGTTCGACCGACACCATACCCGACAGTGACGCGCCGTTGGCGAAGCTGGAATTGGCAAATTCCTCTGTCGCCAGCACCCCACCCAGGGTTTCCGCCTGATAGACCTGCCAGACCGATGCACCCATCAGACCGGCATTCACGCCGCGCTGAATGGGCATGAACTGCAGATGCAGGATTTCATCCTCCAGGAACACGGCCTGCTGGCCGTCATCCAGGCTGACGCGATAGGCCCGCCGGCGCAGCGCCGTCACCGGATCGCGGTACCAGAAGGGCTGCACATGCCCGACATCGATGGGCAGCAGCTCGCGCAGCGACCCGTCAGGATTCAGGATCTTCTGGGCATAGAAATTGCCATAGGCGATCTTGTCGAACAGTGCCCGCTTCCAGAACTGGAACGCCGTCATATGCTGACACGGACTGGTTAGCAGCAGTTCGTAAAGCGGATGGTCCTTTGCCTCTTCCCGCTCATCCGATCCCGTTTCGCGGTACAGCATCAGCGGCAGCATCGCCACGCCTTCGGCGATGACATTGATGCAGGACAACACGGCAGAATGCGTCAGGGCGCTGTCATTGCTGACCGTTAACCCGGCGGCGGTGCGCATGTACCCAAAGAATGGCGGGTTCTTCCACTGGTCATAGACCGGTTCAGACCGCTTCCACAGGCTGATCTCGAAGGGGCCTATCTTCATGCGACCATCCCCGCGAAGATTTCATCCGCCGTGGCGCTGCTGTTGGCCGGCTGGGGATTGCCGCTCATCAGATGGGCGGCATTCAGCAGCGCCATGAACGGGTCGATCTTTCCGTAGCCGCTGGCCGCCCGCTCGATCATCACCGCCGTGCTGGTCTGGCGGGTGCGGGCATTGCCCACGCACCACGCCATCAGCCTGGACCCGTCATGCTCAAAACTGCCGTCCACCAGCTTGCGTTCCAGCGTCTTGGCTGCCGCCATCAGGCGGATGCCCTGGGCCACACCGGTCAGCAGGCCGTTTTCCTGGGTCACGTCGATATCGGCCAGGGCATCGACAATGCCGCCAATGCCGGCGGGGTCCAACCCGACCTGGGCCAGCAGGCCCGCATCCTTGATGATGGCGACGTGGTCGCGAAACCATTCCAGATCATGGGGCAGGCCCTCCACCAGGGTCAGCGTGCCCTCATTCATGAAATCCTGATAGGTGGACTGATTTTCCACCCGCAGCTTGAACCCCTGCGGCCCGATCAGCGCATGCGCCCAGCCCAGCCACTTCTTCGTCTCCCGCTCCCGACCGACAGCGGCAAAGCCCAGAAGGTCATCCAGCCCGCCACCATCCCCGCCAATTGTGATGACCTCGCACCGGTCGATCATGTCCTCCAGCGTCAGCGGTCGCGCCCGCATGATCCAGAACTTGGCACCAGACCAGCCATCGGTGCTCAGCCCGACGCCGATTTCGACGTTGAGATACTGGCTGGCGAACAGGGCCAGGGCCTCAACCCCCTCACGTTCCGCAGACTGCATCTGTTGCAAAAGGAATTCCGGCCGGGCGCTGCGGCCCATGTTGGGGTTGACCAGGGCGAAGGTGTCGGGATTGCGCCAAACCGGCGGGGTATTGGTATTGGCGGGCTGCTGCATGGATTTCGGCAGTTCGTACAGAACAGCCAGCAAAGGCAGGTTCAGCTTGCCATCACGCACAGCACGGGCGCGCTCCAACTCGGACTTGAACACGCCGGCGGGCGCCTTCTTGGACTGTGTGGTAATCATCATCAGGAAGCCGCCGGGACGCGCGGTCAAGGCACCGCGCAGTTCCAGGAAGACATCGGCTGCCCGCGGATGGCTGGCGAACACATGCACCTCATCAATCAGCGTGACATGGGCCTTGGACCCGGTGATGGCATCGGTGTCCGCCGCCTTCACCTGAAGAACTGCATTGGACACCTTGTGGGTGATCTTTCGCAGATGGTCCTGGATGTGAAAAAGCTTCACCAGCTCAGCATCCGCCCGGATCATGTTCTTGGCCTGGGTGAATGCCAGTTCCGCAATCGTCTTTGTCGGGGCGATCAACAGCCCCTCGGCATTATGGACCGGGTTGACGATTAGCCAGGTGACCATGATCCCAGCCCCGTTCGTTGTCTTGCTGTTCTTTTTCGGCACCAGCAGGAACACTTCCTGGATGCGGCGATTGTCGTTTGCCGCGTCATAACTGCCGAACAGAACCCGGACTATATCCAGAAACCACGCACCACCGACCTCCGCAAAGGTCGGGCGGCCCGCCAAATCGGGAATGCGCAGTCGGTTGAAGACACGCACTGCGTAGTCCGCCTCATCCTTGAACAGCGGCAGTTCCGGCACCAGCGGCTGCTGGTTCAGAATGCGCTGCTCCCAGTCAGGCACCGCCGTGGACCATGCCGGATCAACATCGGCAATTTCCAGGGCAGCGGAACCGAAGGGCGTCGACATTACTGGACCGTGGCCCCACGGAAAGCCAGATCAGCTCCCCAGCCCGTGCCCTGGCCGGCGGAATGCGCCGCCTCCTGAGCTTGGGCTTTCTTTCCGGCGGGCGCTTCCGCCTTCGTCGCGACCGGGGCGGCGACAAAATCGAACTCGCGCTGAAGGCTGTGATGGCGGATCTGCGCAGGCAGACGGGCGCCCGCGCCGAAGCCCAATTGCTTCTGCAACGAAGCCATCTGCTTTTCCGCCGCAAACATGACCTTGGCCTCCTCCTTCAACCGCTCGAACCCGGTTCCCGTTGTGTAGGTCAGCGCATCACCCAGCTTTTCTTTCAGCCGGTCGCGACGTGCCTTGACCTGGCAATAAAGCGTGAACAGACCCAGGTCAGCCGGCTCGACAAAGCCCAGCGCCCGAAGACTGTCCAGCTCCTCCCGCCAGACCCGCTTTTCCAGATCGGTGAACGCCGCCGGCGGACTGACCTTGCCATCCAGATTGGCCGGCAAAACCGCCGCCATCCTCTTTGACCGTGTCATTCCCGCCTCGCTGCCTTCCTCCAACCCACTAAAAAATAAAAAATTCTCCGGCCCACCCAGAAAATTTTCCACACATGACACCCTGTGCGGTCAGGCCCCTGCCGCCGCCCAGGGATTGACACCCCCCTACCCCCATGCGCCTTGGCAGGGGGTAGGAGGTGCCCTCATGCGCCCTACGCGGGGCTGGGCGGGTCAGCCGCCCTGCTGCCGGGCCTTGCGCGCCCGCGCCGTCTTGATCGTGTGGCAGGTGCCGCACAGCGCCTGCCCGTTGGCAAGGTCGAAGGGTGCGCCGCCGTCCACTAGCTCCCGGATGTGGTCAGCGAACAGGCGCACGCCTGTCTTGCCGCACCCCGGCCCCTGGCAGCGCCCCGCAGCCCGGCGGATCACCGCCGCCCGCCAAGCCTTGTGATCGTCTGACTGGTAGTGAGGATCGACCACCTTGGGCGGCACGCGCACACGCGGCCCCGCCGCATGCAGCCTTGGCCCCACGGTTTTCAGCCCCATTACCAGCCCCGGAAAAGCAAAAGGCCCACCAGCAGAGCCGGGGGCCTTTCCTGTCCACCAAATGCAGGCGGACTACGCGCAGGGCACAAGGTCAAGTTTTTCTCGTACTTTGTCAAGCGGCTTTGTGCTGCCCAACCTGCCAGGGCCGCAGCAGCACGCCTGACGCCACCACCCGATGCTCCGACAGCCGCCAGTCATGCAGGGACAAGCGCCGCACCGCATCGGCCCAGATCACCCAACTATCACGCGCCAGGGCCAGCCCATCCGGGCACAGCCCCGTATCGACCACGCCCTGATAGACCGCCTCCCGCGTCTTCACGCCGACGAAGTTGCGGTTGGCGTCATAGATCCGCTCTGGCTTGCCGTTGGGCTTGCACACCACCACCCGCCGTACCTCTGCACCCGGATACCAGTCCGGCATCCCGCCCGTGCGCGCATGGTGCAGCACCAGCCCGCGCACCGGCCCGCTTGTCTTGGCCCAGACCGCCGCATGCACCGCCTCTGCATCGCCATGGCACCGCGCCGCCCCGCCCTGCGCCCCGCCATCCACACGCGGCCCCGCGCCCAGCGGACAGGCAGGCCCGGCCAAGCCGCGCTCAAACCGCTCCGCCTGGGTCATGCCTTGGTCGGATGCCTCCAGCACGCATTGCACCCGGTATGCCCATTCCAACAGCCAGACCATGGTCACGTCCTTCATCCCTCAACCCTCCATCCTGCCCTGGTCCATGTGGTCCATCTGGGGTGCCGCCACGTGGACCACGATAACCCATTGATTTAATTGCCTTGGTCCATGTGGTCCATGTGGTCCACCTAGATTGATGTGAAATGCGCGCACACTCCCGCCCGCACGTCACACGCACACGCACCCGCATAGGCGCGCAAAACCACATGGACCACATGGACCACATGGACCAAGCCAGCCTTTCTGCGGCTTTGCGCTGGTCCACCTGCCCCATACCCACCTGGACCACATGGACCAGATCAAGCAGCCTCACCCCATGCCGGCGGGGGCGCGTCATCGGCGGGCCCCCAGTCAATGGCCCAGCCCGCCAGCGCGCAGAAATGCGCCCGGCATTCATCCAGATCCGGCAGCTCGTAACATCGCTCCCGCCGGCGGTCCAAACCGCCCTGCGCATTATGGACATTCATCCAGGGCCGCGACCGTCCCGGATACCCGGGCGGCAGCAGCCGCGCCAGTTCCTGCGCGAGCTGCTCTTCCGTCTTCTTGCGCTTAACACCCAAATCATGGGCGAAATCGACATAGTCGGCATAGAGCGTCCGCGTCACCACCTGCCGGTTCCACGCCATGTCATGCTTCAACAGTCGCCCATCGCGCAGCTTGGCCAGCCACCAGGCCTGTTCCGGGGCCATCGCCCCCACCTTCTGCTCCCACAATGCCTGGGTGGCCGGAATGCGCCGCAGATCGACCGATGACAGGTCGAACAGGATCAGCCAGGAGAGAAGGTGCGACAGCCCGCCATCGACCAGCTGCGCTTCCATCTGCCCGAACCGCGCCGCATCCTGCATCCAGCCATCGCCGACACGGAACACGGCCCATCGCCGTTCCTCCAGCCCCGCCGGCACCACGAAGCTTTCGTTGGACGTCATCAGCAGATGGACAAGATTGCGCACCTTCACCGGGTCACGGTGCTTGCCCTCGATCAGGTGCATGTCATTGGTGACCATGTCCTTCAACACACCCGCCGCATTGGCATCACCGGCCCAGAAGGCCTCTTCCGCCTGCAACAAAAGACAGTTGGCCATATGCGCGTTGAAATTGCCGATCAGGTGCCTGGAATGCGCCACGGTCTGGTAATGCGGACCCAGCAGCCGGCCAATGGCCCGCCCGAACACGCTCTTGCCCGTCCCCATCCGCCCCTGCAACACGGGGCTGACACCCAGCCGTTCGGTTGGGCGCTGGATCAGGTGCGCGGCCCAGGCCCATAGCCATTGTTCATTCTCCGCCACCCCATGCGCGATATTGTCCCGCACATGATCGGCCAGCAGGCTGAAATGCTTGCGGTGTTCGTCCGGGTCCTGGAACGGGGCCGGTTCCACGGCATAGCCGGACCACAGGTTGAAATATCGCTCCGGCACCTCACATCGCCGCTCGACCACATCACCCTGCATGCTCCGCCATTCATCGGGCACAAAGACAATCCCGTCATAGGCACGCCGCGAGGGATGCTGAAGCCAGATCGCGCCCAGCCCATAGACCTTGTCATGCCACCAGTACCGGCGATTGCCGTACCACAGGCAGAAATCCGTGGGCTTCTGAAACATCAGTTCCGGTTGCCCCGTCTCTCCCACCTGCCGGCGCATGACCAGCGCGGTAGTCCCGTGCAGGACCAGGGAATGTGTCTGGTTCACCTCATGTATCGCCTCCTCCAGACCCACATTCCCCACATCGCCGCCCTTTCCGCGCCGGGGGCGCGGGGGCTTTTTCGCGGGGGGTGCGTCCTCCGCCACCCCTGCATCATCATTCACGGGCGCGTCTTCATCGCGTTCCATGTCGGCCACGCTGTCGGCCCCCGGCTCGAATATCGCCGCCCCCTCCACCGCCGCGCGCACGGCGGCAATACCGGGGCCTGGATCCTGTTCTGCTGTCGGGTCGGTCATCTAAACCACCTCCCCCCTGATCATGTCGTTGAAATCCATGCCATCGGCGGGCCAGGCCAGGCGCACGCGGCACCGATGGCCGCGCCTGTCCGCATATCGCCGCGCCGCCCGCTCCACCAGCGCCTCACAGGTGGGCCGATCCCCATCGGCATCACCCAGCAGCACCACTTCCTCCACGCAATCGGGCAGGATCAGACCGGGCCGGTCCATATCGGGCCAGACCGTGGGCAACCACAGGTCGGGCCGCGTCGGGTGCCGCCGCCTTTCGGCGTCCATGTCCCCGCCCCCTGCAATATTGCCCAGGCTGCCCGCCGCCCAGATGGGCAGGTCCGCCACGGCGCGGCGCACGGCCAACCCCGTCTCGATCCCTTCTGACAGGCCCAGACGCGCACCGGCCCGCGACAGGCGGATGGCGCTGCCCCACATCTCGCCCAGCATTCGCTTGGGCGCCGCCACCGGGGCCTTGCATACGGCACCCGTTACCGGGTCGGGATATGACAGATAGGTGCGATGCACGCCCGTGATGCGCCCGCGCACATCCTGCGCCGCGCCCACCATGGCGGGCCAGAAACTGTCGGCCTTGCGCGTCTCCCCCTTCCATTTCAGGCGGGGGGCAAGACGCAAGGTGGGGATATCCTCCACCGGCACCACCCCCCGCCCCGCCAGATAGGTTTCAACCAGCGTGCCGCGCCAGGGCTGGGCCGCAGTCCAGATGTCCCGCGCCGCCGCGATCTTGGCCGTCTTTTCATGGTCGACATCATCGGGCGATGGCCGCTTGACCATAGGGGCCAGGGGCCGGGCCGGCACATCGCCGGATACCTCCCCTGGCACCTCCCCCGGCACCCGCATGCCCGCCGCCGCCGCCAGTGACCGCACCGTATCCATGAAGCCCAGACCGTCATGCCGCATGACGAACCCGACCGCATCGACATGCGCGCCGCACCCGAAGCAATGCCCGAAGCCCTTAGCCTCATTGACATGAAAGCTGCCGGACTTCTCCGCATGGAACGGGCACAGCCCCACATGCTCCGCCCCGCGCCGCGTCAGTTTCAGGCGCGACCGGACCAGGGCCACGATGGAGGTGCGGGCGCGCACCTCCTCCAGGAAGGCCGGGGGCAACACCGCCATTACAGCAGCCTCCCCTGCGATCCCGGCACGCAAGCCTTCGGGGACGGCGCCGCCCCCGGCTCCACCAAACCCGTCCGCGCCTCACCCAGATGCTTATGCTGCTGGCAGTACCAGACCATGGGCCGATCCCTGCCCACGGCAAAGCCCCGGCTGCCCCATTGGTCACAGCCCGGCGCGGCGCAGAGGTGGTTGTAGAGGGCGGTCAAAGCAAACCTTCCCGCTGAACCCGCGCGGCGATTTCTCGACATAGACGAGCCGCTACCCGCTTGCCCGCCGCGTAACCACTCCCCATCGCCAGTAGGGCCGATGCCTCAATATCTTCTGCTGCCCGGATAAGAACCCGCACCTGCGCCGCCGCTAAAGCGGCGTCATGCTGGACAATCTCCGCCCGCATCCCATCGCACAGTGCGATCAGCGCTTCCCCCGTCTCCTGATCAATGGAAAGACGCCTTTTGCCAAGGCCATTAACAACAGCGCGAAACTTCGCGAACTCATCCGGCGTAAGCGGGTCTGTCGTCATCGATCCCACCATCTCTCTTGCCCAACAGGTGCCACCCGCACCCCCTTCAATTCCCGTGCAGCATTCAGCAGGCGCGACAGCGCGTCCCGGTCCCCCGGTGCGTCCAGCGCGGCCTGTGCCGCCTCGATGGCGGCATCCAGCTTGACCGACTGCCCGATACTGACCCGGTCCAGCGCGCGGCGCAGATCATCGGCCCGCACCGCATTGCCGGGGGCGGCCACAAACTGACAGGCGGCGACCATGACATCGGCCACCGGCCCCACGCTGGACCCGCGCGGGCGATATCCCTGATCGATGCGCCGTGCCGCCCGTCCCATCACGCCCTCACAGCAACGAACCGGCGGGCGCGGCACCGGGCAGGCGCACGCCGCCCGCGTCTGCCACCACGGCCACGGCCTGGGTGAAATTCACGCCGCGGAACATCTGGATAAAATCCAGAACATCCTTGTCCGCCGGCCCGGAACAGGTGGCACACCGCCATTGCCCCGTCGCCGGCACCACCCGGAACCCGCATGCCCGCTCCGGTGCGCCCTGACGGCGCTTGCACTGCCCCGCCATCACCCCATCGGCCCCGGCGAGCAACAGGTCGACATGCGGGCGGATCAGGTCCTGCACCGGAGCCGCCGCCTTCACCCGGCGGATGGTGTCGGCATCGTATCGGACGGCCATCACGCCCTCCCCGCCGCTGCGGCGGCCCAATCGGGCACAGGCGTCAGGCGCACGGCGCGCCCCGCGCGGATGGCCTGATCGGCCTGCGCGATCATCACGCCGCCATCGGCCATCCCCTCCATCACCTCGCACCGTGCATCCGGGCTGGACAGGCACGATGCCTGTGCCGCCATATCCACCAGGGCGCGCAACACCGCTTCCTCCCCGCGCGTGCGGGCCAGATCAATGGCGGCATTGAGAAGCGGCATGACGTCGGGCGATTGCCCATGCGCCACCATCACATCGCGCAACTGTTCAAGGCCGGTCATTTCCGTCGCTCCCCATGGCTGAAACACTGAACAGGGACATCGTATCCCCACCCCCTGGGTCCCAAGTAAGGGCAGCCGGGGAACAGGCGGCGGCAGGCACCAACGGGTAATCGCTGGCGCGCTCCATCTCGCGGCGGCAGGGCGGTATCCAGGTAAAGATCGGCTCCCCCTTCCACCCCTTCTGCCAGACCACCCAGACATAGGCCGTGGCCGTCCCGCCCTCCGGATCGACCCGCCCGCGATGCATGGGCAGTCGTTCGGTGAACTGACAGATCAGGGTGGGCGGATGCGGCCGGAACAGCCGCTCATACCGCCCGACCCCCTCCAGCCAGGCCGACCGCACCAGCAGCGCCACCCCATCGCTGGCAATCTCCAGCGCCCGGCGCGCGAACTGTTCGGCGGCATTAAAGGGCGGGTTGGTGATCACCCAATGCACCGGCCCATCCTGCAGATCGGTCGGCAGGTACGGCATCAGGAAGTCATGCACCCCGAACCCGGCCCCGTAATCGTGACAGTCGGTGCCCACCACCCGCCCGAACCGCTCCGCCAGGGGCCGCACCATCCACCCCTCACCACAGGCCGGTTCCCACACGGTCAGTTGATCCAGGCCCGCAAACATATGCGGGTCCGCCCGCTCCAACAGGGCGCGCGTGCCCCAGGGCGGCGTGGGGAAGTAATCCAGGCTGTCGGGCGCTTCATGCCGGCGCTGCATCACGGCGGTGGAGACATTCTGGGTCATGCCGCACCCGCCTCCACGGCCTGCAAGCCGCAATCCAAGCGCGACGCCTGATTGGCATTGCGACAATGCAGCAGCCCACCCTCCACAAAGGCATTGCACCCACCGGGATCGACAGAGCCATTCGTTTCAAGCGGTTGGGCGATACGGACGGCCCATCCGTCGCTGTCCCACCGCCAACCTTTAGGGAGATTCTGCCTCATGCCACACCCCGCCCATTCACGGCGATCAGGTCGCGTTGCAGATCATCCAGGGCGGCCTTCATGGCCTCGACATCGGCGAGCGCAGAGGCCAGTTCGCGGTCAGTGACAACCGCCCCGCCATCGCCATGCACCGACACGGCGGCCCGCATTTCGCCCGCCACCTCCCCGAACCGCTGCGCCAGCTCGACCAGCCGCAGGGCCAGTTCGGCGGGCTGGTGCCGTTCCGCCTGGGCCTGGGCCACCTTGGCCTGATAGGCGGTCATCAACGGCGCGCGGTCATGCCCCGCCCGCACACAGGCGATATCCAGCCGCATCGCCGCGTCCAGCGGCAGGCGATAGGCGTCATTGTCCGGGTCGGCCCAGTTGCGCAGGATCGTGGCACTTTTGCCCGTCACCGCGCTGGCATCGGCCATACCCAGCAGGCCCAGCACTTCATGCAGGGCCTGTTCAACGGAAAGCGGGCTGCGTGCCTTGGTCATGGGATGAATTCCATTGTGGATATCACAAGAAACAGGGGGAAATGCGCGTTATACGGGTAGGCATGGACAGAACCCCACCCAAACCACCCGATCCCGCCGACCTGCTGCGCCGGGCCCAGGCCCTGGCCGACAGTGCTGCACCGGCCACCCGCGCCCTGGCACAACTGCTGCTGCGCCTGGACCGCGAAAACCAGGGGAAGCGGCAATGACGGACTGTTCCGCCACCGCCACCCCTGCTACCGTCGGAGGTACCACCCAACCGATGGAGCAACCCTATGAACGCGATTAACGCTCAATTGCTGACAAGCCACTATTTCCGGGTCGACACCAATGGAATGACATTCCTTGGGATCACCACTCTCGGTAAGCCGGAAATGCTGATCGCTATTCCGCCAGTCACAATCCGCAAGATGGGCCGCGAACTGCGCGAAATCGCAGACCTTCCAGCCGTAAAGCGCATTATCGAGACGCCCAAATCACCGACCCGATATCAAACGGATATGCACAACCCGGCTCCCATGGCGGTGTCTGTTTCCGGGAACTTGGTTCTCGTACTCGCCAACCTTCTTGGGGGCCTTGAAGCTGAAATGCTGCTATCTCCCGAACTGGCCCGGCAAATGGCTGACGCGCTTCTGAATGCTGCTGATCAAGCGGACAAAGAGTCATGAGACACCCCTTGAATCACTATTTCTTCTCGGCAGAACTCTCGCCGCAGCAAGTCCGGGAAGATTTTGCCGGAAGCCGGGGCTTTCTCCTCCGTGTCCATAAATCCTCCTATGCCGCGTCTGCGGACTGTTCAGCGCCACCCTTGCCACGAGAAAGCCGAATGGCTTCGTTGACGCCATGAAGGACATCAACCGACAGCAACGGGTTGAGCCTGCGCAGCACGGACCAGTGCTTTTCAGGAATGCCGTTGCGGACCCACTTGGCCACCGACCATTCGGTCTGATCGGTTTCACAAGCGATCCTCTCGGCACCGCCGCAGGAGTCGATGATCTCGTTGATGGATGGCGTGCTGGTCATGATGGGCGAAGAATGGAGAATTATTTTCTCTGTTTCAAGGACAATTTTTCTCGCGCTTCCATCGGATGCGACGGCCATATTCCGATAATGAGCGACTGGAGCACCCGACTTGCGCAGAGAATTAAGGCTTTGGGCTGGAAACTGCCCGAGGCGGCGAAGCGCTGCGACGTGGATTATCATTCTCTGAAAAAGTACGTGAAGGGTGGCGTAGAGCAGCCCCGCGGCGATACGCTGGCCAAACTGGCACGGGGAACAGGCATAAACCTGCAATGGCTTCGTGATGGCACCGGCCCCGAATACAGCCGCATCCCCGTCGTCGGCTATGCGTCCGGAGGGGAAGAATGGCTTCCGGCAGATGACGTGTCCGAAAGCGCCGGCCTAAGCACCGTTGACTTTGACTTCTCCGCTGCCGACCCAATTGCCATCCGTGTGCGCGGAATGAGCATGGCGCCGGTCTATCGCGCCGGTGATGTGCTGATCTGCTCACGTAAGCGCGGCATAGACCGGGCTGACATTTTGCGCCGCGACTGTGTGGTTCGCACGACGGATGGGCGCTGCTATATCAAGCAGGTCTTGCCGGGCGAGAATGATAGCACCTTCCGCCTACGGTCTTACGACCCACATTATGCAGATATTGATGGCGTTAATCTGGACTGGGCGGCACCGGTGCTATGGATCCGGCGCGATCACTGACCAGCTTACAATCCCAGCAGTATCCTAAAACCCTTTTCGGTTGTCATACTGGGCTTTCCGTACTTCGCCTTTCGGGCAATCGCCGTTGCCACCTTCGCTCCGGGCTCGACGCCAACCACCAGCAAATCTGTATCTTTGCGGACATTCTGGTGGAAAGTGCCGCCGGCGGCGGCGATTAGCTGAATGGCCTCTTCACGGGTGCAGATCAGTAATTGACCCGTGATAGCAATGGAAAGACCATCAATTCTATTCGTTGGCACGGGCAGGTCACTTCGTTCCGTGCGGACGCTTGGCGGCAATGTCACACGGTCTGATTCATGCCAGGCACCGACGAGGGGCCGGATAGGCACCCCAAAGACTGAGGCTGCCTCCCACACACTATTCGCACCGGCAACAGCCGCAGCCGCTATGCCGATCCGGGCGCAGGCAATGGCGTCGCTTAACGCATGATGATGATCGAGAGGTATCCCCAAGTGAGCAGCAACCAATGACAAAGAGTAGCTGTGCAAACCTGGAAATGCCACCCTGGCCAGCTGCATCGTGCAAACGAAGCTGACTGGTGGCAATGCCATACCAGCTCGCTCCATGCCAATACGCAAGACATCCGCATCAAAGCCCGCATTGTGCGCCAAGAACAGCCGTGGCTCGGACCCGATTTTTTGCCACACCTCCGCAAACCCCGGCGCCAATTCAACATCTTGCGGCCTAATTCCATGGATGCGCATATTCCAGTCACTGAAGATGAATGGTTCCGGTCGGATCAAGTGATAGCCCTGCCGACCAAGCGCGCCGGACGCGATCTCTACGACACCGACCGAACAAGCCGCCTTTTGAGGATTTGCCGTCTCAAAATCGATGGCCCATTCACTCATAGCAACAGCCCCTGACGCGGCGGAACAGGTACTGCACTTGAATCCATCAGTTGACGAACAACACGTACAATATCCATTCCGATAAGGTCAGGGGTAGTGAAGTCGTATTCTCCATCTTTCTTTTTTCTGAGCATCATTTCAGGATTAGTCAAACTAACCCACAATGCTGGGAACTTGCCATCAACTCCCTTCTTTTTGACTAAGTAATCTGATTTCACACATAAAAACGGTTCATTTAATGAACGCATCGAGGGATTATACGCGTATATACTTGTTATCTCCGCCAGCATCGCAGTATCGGTGACGTCGTTTTCGCGCCATCGGCTGAGTCGTTCCGGCGCCAACAATCCGGAACGGTCATAGATTGCACCCGTCCGGGTGTCGAGGGTGCGGAACACCGCCCACTTAACCAAATCTGAAACATGACCAGACATGGCAACATCCTGGGTTGTTACCCGTTGGATGTAACCACAATCACGAAACCGGTCGTGGAGAAATTTTTTCTCCATCCCCATTGACACATTCATCAATAGAGAATTATTTTCTCCGTCATCACCACCGCTGTGCCGTTGAAGGCGATCATAGCGCTGGTGATCGGTCACCGCCCGACCGGGGGCCGGCGTGAACAGCCATTCACGCCAGCCCCACCCCCGGGGCGCTGAACAGGGGATTTCCACATGCATCAGGATTTGCAGGCCCTGGAGGCCGCCTTTGACCGGCCGATCACGCGCCATCTGCGCCGCACCGCCCGCCGCGATGTCCCTACCCGGCCCACCACCTTTCGCGCGACGGTGCGCATCACCAGCCTGAAGCCCGGCTTCGTGGTGCCCGCCATGGCCCAGGTGCTGGCCGACGCCTACCGCAGCAACGGCACAGCGACGGAGGCCGATTTGCATCTGGCCGGCTTCGACGCCACCACCATCACCCGCCACGGCCCCGCCGCCAAGCGCCAGGCCCTGGCCGATCTGGCCGCATCCGGCATCGACGTGACGGAGGCTGCGTGATGGACAGCGATCTTTTGCCCCAAGCAACCGACAATTCCTTGCCGCCCAAACAGCGCGTGCTCCTGGACATTGCGGCAGAGCGGACGCTTCAGGACGCAAAATGGGGCGGTCCGAGCCATGATGACACGCATATCGATGGCGAGCTGGCTTTGGCTGGCGCCACCTATGCCATGTCCGGCTGGGGCAATCAGCCTGGCGACCCCAGGGAAAGTCCGGTTCGCACGGCCCGCATTTCCGATGTCGATGCTGCGTATGCCCTGACCCGCCGCCACAGCCCTTGCTCGCATAACGAAACCAACCTTTCAGCGCGGCAGCTCCTGGTGCGTGCGGCAGCCTGCATCGTCGCAGAAATCGAACGTCTCGACCGTCAGACGCAAAGGATGGCGCCATGACCACCACGCTGGACCGCATCTGCGCCAACCCGCTGATCCTGGACCTTCTGGGCGCCCCCGAAGCCAAGCCCGACCCCAGCCTGAAACTGGTGGAGGATTTCCACCTGGACAGCCTCGACATGGTCGAACTGGCCATGGCGCTGGAGGAGGAATTCCAGGTCGAAATCCCGGATGAAGACTGGGAAAACGCCGCCGACATGTCCCTGACCCAGGTCGCCGAACTGGTGGACCGCCGCGTTGCGGTGGAACAGGCCAAGGTCGCGGCGCGGGCCGAAGCCGTAAAGGGTCGCTGACATGGCCCCCACCCCGCTCCAGACCCGCGCCTTCACCCTCTGGGCCAACGCCTATGCCGCCCGCCGACTGCTGGCACGCGGCGATGGCGAGGGCTACCGCGCCTGCACCGACATGGTGGCCGCCGTCGCCACCCTGCCCGGCCCGCCCACCCTGCGCCGCTGTGCGGTCAGCACCCTGCACAGCCTGTCGGCCATCCCGCCGGACGCACCGGCACCCACACCACCCACGGCCGCATAAGACGGCAATGAAAGGAGCAACCGGACATGGCCGCCGACGACCGCGCCTATGCCCTTCCGACCCTGGCCCGCCTGATTGAGGCGCACAATAACGGGGACGATCACGCCCTGATGACCGAGAAGATGCGGGAGGTCATTTCCCGCTGCTCCGACCACATCCAGGAACATGGCGGCACGGCCAAGGGTGAAATCACCATCAAGGTCACCTTTGCCGTGGACGCCAAGGGCGTGGACGTGGCGATGGAAACTAAGCTTGCCTATCCCAAGCCCCCCATCGTCAAGGATCGCTACTTCGTGTCCGACAAGGGCGACGAACTGACGATGAAGAACCCCAATAAGGGGACGATGTTCGAAGGTGACGATCTGGGCCGCCGCCGCAACGGGGGCGCATCATGAGCGCTATCTCCGCAACGGCCCCAATCTTCACCGAATTCGGCACCGAAGACGAAGGCTGGGATATCGACGGCAATGGCGGACCCGGCATCGGTCTGACGGCCAAGGCTGTTCAGGTCTGGGCTGTGTGCCAGCCCGTTCAATCCACCATCGGCGACGCCGCCACCGCCTTCAACCTGCCCCTGGCGATGATCGCCCAGGCAGTTGAATACCACCCGTACATGTATCTCGACGGCCCCGCGGACAATCCCGCCACAGCCATCGGTCATGACGGGGAATAACCCCTGACGCACAAGGAAACACCATGCCCCCCAATCCCGAAAACACCACGCTCTTTGCCGCCGCCACGTCCGACACTGCCCCGGTGGTGGAGGTCATGGAACGTCTGGCCGAAGCGCAGATCATCGAACTGTCGGTGAACGGCGACATTGACCGGCATTACGACACCCCGCAGGCCGCGATCATACCCAAGGGCAAGCAGATTCTGTCGCTGAAGGACCTGGTCGATGAGTATCGCCCGGAACCCGAACGCATCAAGGCCACCGCCGCCCTGCTGGACCTGGACAGCCTTATCGCCTACACGCGCCGCTTTGCGCAGCCGTCCACGGCGATCTTTGCCGACACGCTGGCGGCATCGCCCAGCCTGCTGGTGATGATTGATTACCATCATCACACCCCGGACGCGGACCGTTCCGGCGAACTGCCCAGCCGCTGCACCCACAAGGCCGGCTATAATTTCCCGGTCACGGCGCAGTGGAAGGCCTGGGTGAAGGCGACCGAACTGTCGCTGGACCCGCGCACCATGTTCGATCAGGAAAGCTTTGCGCATTTCCTGGAGGATCGCGCCCGCGACATCGAAAATCCGCCGCTGGACTGGATGCATGTCGATGCGGACACGGTGGCCGAAGTCACGGCAGCGCTCAACCTGCATGACGACAAGGCCCCGCGCGACGAGGAAGGCAATTATCTGGATACCGATCTGCCCGCCATCCAGACCGATGCCGATGAAGAGGATGACCGGTACCTGCCCCGGTCCGCCCTCTACAAGCTGCGGGATCTGCGGTTCGGTTCGGCAAACCTGCTGATGAAGCTGGCCCAGGGGATCAGCCTGACTGTCGGCCAGAAATTCGAACAGAAATTCAACACCAAGACGGGCGCCCGCACCCTGAATTTTGAGGATGCCAGCGAAGCCCGCGTCCAGAACCGTAAGGTGACGGTGCCCGATTATTTCTTCATCTACGTTCCGATTTTCGAGAATGACCGTCCGCACCTCTTGCCCGTCCGCCTGTTCTACCGGGCCAGCGGCGGCAAGGTTCTGTGGGGCGTGGAACTGGTGGAACCCGCCCAGATGATCCGCCGCGCTGCGACCAAGGCGGCGGAGCTGGTGGCACAGCAGACGGGCAAGCCCCTGTTCCTGGGCCGCCCCGGCACCAACGCCTGATCCCCCCACCGCCGGCAACAGAGAGCCGCCGGCGGCCCTTGGCGGCGGGACGGACACCCACCCCGCCGCTTTTTCTCCATCACGCCAGACCGGAGAATTTCAAGTGAAATACAACGCCATCAACCTGATCAACAAAGACGCGGAAGCACTGCGACAGCAGGGCGATGGCGGGCACGCCTATGCCCTGCATGAACTGGCCAACAACCTGCTGTTGGTGATGCGGGACAAGGCGACGATGGACCACGGTCTGATGGCGCAATTCTCCACCTGCTATGTCGCCACGGGCAGCGAGCCGGTGAATCTGGATGCCGCCTTCCCCACGCCCGCGACCTGATCGGAAAGGCACGCCCGATGCGCGACCACCGCCCACCCCGCCTGCGCCGCATGGCCGCCGCCTATGGCCTGGGCATCCTGCTGGCCTTGGTGTTTCTGGCCGCCGCCGTGGAAACGGGGGTGGTGTCGTGACACCGCATACACCCACCACAATCTGGATCGATGGCGACCGCGCCTTGGACATCATGGATCCAGATGGTGCCGCCATCGATATCCGCTTCATCGCGGGCACGCTTTCCCGCATCAACCGCTTCAATGGCCGCACCCCGGTCCCCTACAGCGTGGCACAGCACAGCCTGCTGGTGGCGGGACTGCTGCCTGCCCGCCTGCGCCGCTACGGACTGCTGCATGATGCGCATGAAGCCATCCTGGGCGACACGACCAGCCCCCTGAAGGCCGCCCTGCGGCAGCTGACAGCCATCGATGCCCTGTCCCGCCTGGAACGCGCCTGGGATGCCACCATCCACAAGGCCCTGGGCCTGCCCTGGCCTCTATGCGGGGACGATGCGGCCCTGATCAAGGCGGCGGATAGGCGCGCGCTGGCCACCGAAATGCGCGACCTGTTGGACATCGCGCCCGCCCGCCTGCCCTGCCAACCCGACCGCCACATCCTCACCCCCTGGCCCTGGCCAAAGGCAGAGGAACGCTTCCTGACCGAATGGCAGCGCCTGCCCGACGCCGCCACCTTCCGACCCGCTGCGGAGTGATGCACATGGCCGAAGACACCAAGATCGAATGGGCCGACCACACCTTTAACCCGTGGATGGGCTGCACCAAGCTGTCCGACGCCTGCGCCAACTGCTACGCGGAAAAGCTGGTCAACCGGTTCGGTGGCGACTTCGCCACCCGTCAGCGCACATCGCCCGCCAACTGGTCCATGCCCCTGCGCTGGAACGCCAGGGCAATGAAGGACGGCACCCGCCCCCGCGTCTTCTGCGCCTCGCTGGCGGATGTGTTTGACAATCAGGTGGCGCCAGAATGGCGCCAGGATCTCTGGAACCTGATCCGCCAGACCCCGCATCTGGATTGGCTGCTGCTGACCAAGCGGCCACAGAACATTGCCAAGATGCTGCCCGCCGATTGGGGCAATGGCTGGCCCAATGTCTGGCTGGGCACCACGGTCGAAAACCAGACAGAGGCCGACCGCCGCATCCCGAACCTGCTGGCCGTGCCGGCGGTGGTGCGGTTCCTGTCCTGCGAGCCGCTGTTGGGGCCGATAGATTTGCATCCGTGGCTTCTATACGAGCCGTGCCCTAATTCTTTGGATGGACTGTTGATGGACCCGGAGACGGGCCAGCACGAATGCTGTCATCGGTGCGACTTCACCGGCATTGGGCATGATTTGGCAGTCCATTGGGTAATCGTCGGCGGCGAAAGTGGCCCCGGTGCGCGGCCCATGCATCCCGATTGGGCACGGTCCCTACGGGATCAGTGCGTCGTTGCTGGGGTGCCGTTCCTGTTCAAGCAGTGGGGCGAATGGGCACCAAACGTTGGCGCGGTCGATTGGGCGGATATTGATGACCATCCAGAGGCAAGCCGGTTTTGGCATCGGGAATGGAATGGCGATAGTTGGGGCGAGCCGTTCAAGCCGCTTTGGTGCGATTTTGGGGACGGCAACTACGACCAAGAGCAATGCGTCTCGCGCGTCGGCAAGAAAGCCGCCGGCCGCCTGCTGGACGGGCGCACCTGGGATCAGTTCCCGAAGGTGGGTGAAGCATGACCCGCCAAGCCACCGCCCAGGAAATCGCCCTGGCCGAACGCATCGTTCAAAGGGCCAAGGACACGCTGGCTCCCATCGAACGCGAAATGCGCCTGATGGACTGGCCGGCGGCTTGTCAGGCCATCATGTGGCAAGCCGTTATGGCAGAGGCCACCCGCCTGCTTATCGAAGCCGAGAGAGGCTGAACCCATGGCCACACCCTCCAACGTCGCCTTGTCAATCCGTCAGCCCTGGGCGTGGGCCATCGTGATGGGGCACAAGGATGTGGAAAATCGCACCACCTTTGCGGTCAGCAAGGGCGGTTTCGCCCCCCGCCCTATCGCCATTCATGCCGCCAGGGGCATGACACGCGCCGAATACGAAGATGCCGCCGAATTCATGGCCACCCTGGGCATTACCTGCCCACCACCATCGGCTCGGGTGCGCGGCGCAATAGTCGGAACAGCCACGGTCACCGCCGTGGTTAAGCAGTCTACCTCGCCTTGGTTCTTTGGCCCGCGCGGACTCCTATTGGCCGACCAAACGGCCCTGACCACACCGATCCCGGCTCAAGGCGCCCTTGGATACTTCCATTGGCAGCCGGGCGGCACATGCGCAGATCCACTGCCTTGGATGCTGTCATGGCCGAACCGGCCCGGAAGGCAAGAAACCCCACCCCCGTCTGCGCCGCTGTTTGAGCAGGGGGCCTGACCGATGACCACGACCGCCGCACAGCAACCGCGTCACGCCCGCCTGCCGCCCAACCTAGCCCCGCGCGGCCTGTCCCGCACGGAGGCGGCGGCCTATATCGGCGTTTCCCCGTCAAAGTTCGATCAGATGGTGGGGGATCGCCGGATGCCAAAACCTAAGCGCCTGGATGGCCGCGTCGTCTGGGACCGCATGGCCATTGACAGGGCGTTCGAAGCCCTGCCCGATGAAGGCGGGCAGGTCAGCGACAATCCCTGGGACTGAAACATGGTCGAATTCCGCCTGCGCGATGGCACCGGCAGCATCCGCCTGCGCTATCTGGTGGAGGATACGGACAGGCACGGCAATGTGCGCCTCTATGTGCGCCGGCCAGGACAGCCGAAGGTGCGCCTGCTTGAACGGCCCGGCACCGATGCCTTCATGGCGGAGTACAAGGCCGCAATCGGCAGGCAGGTGCCCGCCACCCGCCGCACGAAGACCCCGGCAAAGGACCCCGCCTCGCTGCGCTTCCTCTGTCAGCAATGGTACCAGGATGCCGATTTCCGCACCCTGTCCCGCTCCACACAGCACATCCGCCAACTGGCGCTGGATTCGCTATGCGATCAGCGGGACATCCAGGGCCGCTGCCTGGGTGACAAGCCCTTTGCCATGATGGAACCGCGCCACATCCGCGCCATCCGCGATGACAAGGCCGACACGCCCGCCGCCGCCAACAATCTGGTCGGTTACCTGCGCCTGCTGTTCACCTGGGCTGTGAACACCGAACGCGCCACCCGCAACCCGGCCCGCGACGTGCCGAAACTGACCCTGCCCAACCCGGATGGCCACCACACCTGGACCCCGTCGGAAATCGCGAAGTTCGAGGCGCACCACCCCATCGGCACCCAGGCCCGGCTGGCCATGGCCATCCTCTATTACACGGGCCTGCGCCGGTCGGATGCTGTGCTTCTGGGTCGGCAGCATATCAGCAATGGCTGGATCCGAATCACCCTGCAAAAGAACAAGGCGCGCAATCCCACCACCATCGAAATCCCGCTGCTGCCTGAACTGGCGGCCATCATCGAAGCGACACCGACTACGCAGGGCAACCTGAACCTGCTGACCACCAGCTTCGGCAAACCCTACTCGACAGAGGGTTTCGGCAATCGGTTCCGCGATTGGTGCAATGAAGCGGGCCTTCCGCATTGTTCGGCTCATGGACTGCGTAAGTCCAGATCGACCGCGCTGGCCGAAAGCGGCGCGACAGAGCGTGAGTTGATGGCCTGGAATGGCTGGCACAGCGCCACAGAGGCCACGCGATACACCCGCAAGGCCAACCAGCGCACCCTGGCGGGCCGCGCCGCCGATAAGCTGATGGAACAGAAAATGGACAAAACTGTCCCACCAAAACCCGCAAAAACAAGCGGTGGGGACAAATGA